ATGCCACGTGTCGCTCGCGTTTTATCGGCAATGATGGTGAAGGACTTATCGTCATCAGTTGGAGACCACCTCGTGGGTGGCGCTCCGGGTCTTATCCTCCGCGTCGAGCGGAGCGCCGACGGAGGCACCCGTGCGAAATGGGTGCTGCGCCGTCAATCTAAAGTTATCCGCTTCACTATTGGCCTAGGGTCTTACCCTGCAGTCTCGCTCAAGCAAGCGCGAGATGTTGCACTTGAAACGCTGATGAAGGCCAAGGCGGGCTTCAATCCCACAGAAGCAAAGAAAGCATTAATTCTCCAACGTGAAGAAGAGCGCGCCCAAGAGGAGCGCAGCGCTACGGAGCGCATCACTGTTGGAGATGTCTACGTAGAGTTCTTCGATTGGAAAGAAGAACGTGAAGACTGGAAGCGAAGCGCAAAGGCGCGCTACCGCGAGCAGTGTCGTTTCGAGAAGCACTTGCTTCCAGGGCTCAAAGATATCCCCGTTGCTAAGTGTACCGTGGAAGATGTAGCGAATACCCTTCGCCCGATTTGGGTTAGCCAGCCCGCAACGTGCACACGTTTACTTATTAACCTTCGAGGCTTCTTTATGTGGGCGAGTTCGGTAAAGAAGATCCGCCCTGACGATTTGATTAACCCCGCAGACACGAAAGCACTCTCACCGTTTTTACCCGCCCAAAGAGCTAGAGCGCAAGGCAAGCACATGCCGTTCCTTGAACCCGCCCAAGTGCCTGCGTTCTTTACCTCGTTGTGTGGAAAAGAAGGTGATGTGTTGGCTTGCCTTTTGGTTGGCATACTTACATGTAGTCGTTCAGCTAATGTGCGTCAAATGCGTTGGGATCAGATTGACTTCGAGAAAAAGATCTGGACAATCCCACCCGAAGAGATGAAGGTCTCAAGTAACGGTCAGCACATTGTTCCACTCTCTACCCAAGCGATGGAGATTATTGAAAAGCAACTCGCTTACAAGCGAAGCGATTACGTGTTCACTGGGGCAAAGGGCCGCCCCCTTTCAGACATGGCGCTGAACATGTTGATTCGTCGAGAACATGCTAAAGAGAAGGCGCAAGGGCGAGAAGGTTGGATTGATCGCTCGATGAGCAAAGAAGAAGGGAAAGACGTTATCGCAGTGCAGCACGCGATTGCGCGAGCGAGCTTTGAGACATGGGCACAAGGTGAGCGTAAGGACCCGAGAACGATTGGGCTGTGCTTGCACCATATCGCCGACAGTAAGCTTGGTAGTGCATACGACCGCGACGCCTCGATTGAGCGTAAGCGAAAGCTACTCCAAGAATGGGCTGACTTCTGCTTCTCGGCTTAGTACTCGGCGAGGTGGAACGGTCGTACACTTAGCGCTCAATTAGCCCAATCGCAGTGAGGCGGGCAGAGCTTGGTAACACGGGAGCGACTTGACAGAGTAGCCTTGCTCTTCAAGCACTCGTTCGAGCCGTGGCAAGCGTAGCCCCGTGATCACCTCGTAAAAGCGCGCTGCTTTTGGTGAGTTTACCGCTCGGAGCAGTTGGTAGATCATATCGAGCTCAGGCCTAAAGGCGTAGTGCCAGTAGTAGGCGAACTGGACAAGGCGTTCCGCCATTTGTGCCTCTAATACGACATACCCAGAGGGGGTGCGCAACGTCGTGGCGGGCGATTGTCCACCCGATGTTTTTCTGGTGAAGGTTTTAATAAACGCGAGTACGGCGTCGAGCTGATCAACGGTGAAGTCGTAGTAGCTCGGCATGTTGAAGTGGTTGTGCATTTGCTCGTAGATCGTTTGCGTGTAGACCCCTGCGAGCTTCGCCTGTCGTTTGACGGTCTCGCGGATCAAGGCTCTTTGCGCGTTCGAGATCTTGGCAGGACGTAGCGCAGTCCCACGCACAGCCCCGTTGGTGTAGCTTCCAGTCTTGCGGATCGAGGGCAGAACTTCAGAGGTTACCCAGCGTTTGAACTCTTTCGCCTTTTCGAGCTTAGAGCCGAAGATGAGGGCGTATAAGCCCGATTCGTTGACGCAGTTCATTTTCTGCTTTCCACCTTGGGTGGAAATAAGAACTTTACAAAGATCTTCAGGGAAAACTAAGTCTAGGACTGATTTGGCTGGCTGAGAATAGCCAAGGGCACGCGCTATGTCAACGGCAACAAATAGTGGTTTTTCAGGCGTTCCAGCTACTCGGATAGATAGACCACTAAAAGAAAAGTTTAGGAATAGATTAGGCATATAAGCCTCCGTTAGATAAATCAAAAACACCAGCCACCAAAAATGCCAATTAATGGTGGGGGGCTTACAGGTTGGCATACCGCTCTAACGGAAACGGCGCATCTAAAGATGCCCTGTAAGCCTTACCCATAGAAGACTTACAGCAAGGGGTTACTTTATTAGTAATCCCTTTTACTCACAAAAAAAGTCGCAAAAGTAGTGACCCAGAAGTGAGCCGTCAGAAGCAGGATGCCAATCCCGACCACGTCTTTTTCACGTGGTATGCAAAGTATACCCATAATCCATACCAAAAGTAAAGAAGCCCCGAACCAGATAGACAACGTGGCTTGCGGTTTAGCTAGCCCCCGCACGAGCCTTAACGAAGTTGAGGATTTCCTCTCTGGGGAAAACCGTCACCGTCCGCGATAAGCGTATGGGCTTTGGGAATGGGACGACTGTGTCCGCTGGCGCTTTATCACCCCAGCGCCAAATTGTGCGTACACTCACGCCAATCAATAGTGCTGCTTCTTTTGCTCGAACGTATTCGCCTACTGTTCTTTCCGTCATTTTTGATTCTCCCGTTGTTCCTTTTGTTCCAGTTCGCCAATGCGTATCACGATCTCTTCTAAGTCATCAAGCCGTTCATGCATCAACCGAAGAATGACGCAGGCGCAAAAGTTTTTTTCTTCCAAGGAGAAATTAGAGGCAAAGGCGCTGTAGCAAAAGCTCTTTTCTTTCGCAATGGCTATCCGTTTGCGCGTCTCTTCGATATATCTCAGCAAGTCCCCTGTATTTTTATCCTCTGGGAAGCCTTCTGTAGAGAGCAACACCGCAAAAGATTTTGGCGCTTCTCCTTCGTTGAATAGGTGATTTTTGATCTTGTACCCGAGAGCCAGATCTGCCATGTACCAGTACTGATGCACAGCCCAATCTCGTTTGATCTTCAATTCTTTCAAGTCTATACTGCGATCAATTATCATCGTCGTCTCCTTTATTTTTCCAAACCTAATCGTGGACCTCTGAGCATCTTGCTGCTTGCTCGTTGGTAGTAGTGCTCCACCTTCTTGTAATCAACACTGAACGTGGTATCACGTCCAACCTTCTTGCCCATCTCGTGGCGCAGTAGCGCGGAGGCGTAGATCTCTAGAGTCGTAGCCCGTGGCGCGGTCTTGAGGTTCTCTCTCAAGAAGTCCAACACAGGGGACATCGACTCGTGAATCGCGCGAAGCTCGTCACCCGTACACACGATCCGCTTACTCTTATCGAGCGAGCGCTTCGCCACATCGTCAAGATGTCGCGCCGTCTTGTTGAGCTCCACATTCCACGCTTCGACATCGATCTCGGCGAACTGCTCAGGGCGACGCACTAAGATGAAGAGCACAGCCAAGGCGAAGTCACGTAGGCGTAGCACGTCATCAAAGTCCGCTTTGCCCGTATGTAGGTGGAGAAGTAGCCGACCTTCAAGGGCGTCAATGCCACCCAAGAACCGAATGCGCCACCGCTCCTCTGCGGGATAGCGGTACACGTAGCGTGGCGTGTACTTCTTCCCTCTAGTTGTCTTTGTCTTTGGCATATTTCCCTCTCAAGTATTCAAGTAATTCTCTTTGGACGAGATCCTTATTCCCCTTCGCGATGAGCGCTCTCTCGTCCACTGTGTCCTTCGCGATAATGTTGAAGACCGTCACTAGCCTTGGATGCCCTGCCTGAATCTGACGCATCGGACCAATGCGCTCTATCACCTGCTGGTACTGCTCCAAGTCCCACCACTGGGAGAAGACGATCAAGTTACAGCTCCCGTCTTGTAAGCTGATGCCGTGCCCTGCGCTAGCAGGATGGACAAGCATGATCGGGATACGTCCTTCGTTGAAGCGCTTGACCATATCGGGCGTACTATCGAAAGCCACCGCTTGGGGGAATCGCTTCAAGATTCGCGCCTTATCGCTTTGGAACTGATACGCCACAAGCACAGGCTCGCCGTTAAGCTCGTTGACAATGGACTCCATCTCATCGAGCTTCGCCGTGTGAACCTCTTCCCAAGAGCCCTTGTCGTCCGTGTAGATGGCGCCGCTCGCGATCTGTAAAAGCTTCATCGTCTTACTACCCGCGTTAAGTGCTTCAACCTCTTTGCCACTATCAAGCTCAATGAAGAGCTTGCGCTCCATGTCTCGGTAGATGCGCACCGCGTCGTCATCCATCTTCACGTAGCGCGTCACCATGCGGGGCTTTTCCAGATCGAAGTAGTCTTCGGCCTTGATGGAAAGACACACGTCCGAGATCGCCGCGTGGATTTCGCGGTCAGCGTTAGGCTTAGGCGTCCAAGAGATCGCGTGTGGGTTTTTGCCTACACGTTCCGGATCGAACCAACGAGAGCGAAACGCGTCGTAGCTCGAGCCCAATCGACGACCGTGATCGATGAACCAGACTTGACCCCAAAGATCAGCCAGACCATTTGGCGCGGGCGTCCCCGTCATGGCGATAAACCGCTCAAAGTGGGGCGACATGGCGCCAAGGGCGCGAGCGCGTTGCGAGCCCTGACGTAAGCGAAAGCTCTTCAAGCGAGTCGACTCGTCGGCGATGATCGTCTTCCACTTCCACTTAAGTTTGTTGTCCTTGACGTAGTTCGTGAGCCACGGCAAGTTGTCGTAGTTGATCACGTATACGTCAGCCTCTTTGCGTAAGCCGGCGATGCGCTGCTTCGTGTTGCCAAGTATCGGACTAACAGAGAGGTCCTTGAAGTTGCTCCACTTCTGGCACTCGGTCGACCAAGTCGTCCGAGCAACCGCGAGCGGTGCTACAACAAGCACAGGTAGATCGCCCCAGATGTCCTTGAGCCACGCGATGATGGAGAGCGCTGCGGATGTCTTACCCATGCCCATCGGGACAAATAGCCCGCACCGTGGGTGACGTATGGCGTAATCGATCATTAGGGACTGATAGGGCCACGGCTTAAATTCCTTCATGCCCGCCTCCCTTAAGCTCTTCTACAAGCCAATGCGCAAGCCCTTCGTGGTCGATTACATAGACGGCGCACCCTGCGTCACGCATACGGGCAATCTCGCGCTCTTGGTGCGGTGCCAACTTACCCCCGGGGGCTTTAGCTTCGACCCAAGCATGGCGCCCATCGAGCATGATGAAGAGATCAGGCGCGCCACGCACTGCCTCCCAAGCGCACTTGCGAACCGTGCCGCCCGCTTCTTTGACTGCGCGACGAATAGCGCGCACAACTTTTCCTTCTGGCGTCATGGTTTTAATCCTTGCGATAACGGTCAGCAGTAAAGCCCGCAGCGTTGAGCGGTAGACCTTGTCCCCAAGGTGGCGTAGTCGTCATCAGGCGCACAAGGTCGCGCTCCGTCTTATCGAGCCCTGCTTCAGTGATGAATTCGTCGTGGATAGAGAGCACTATGCGAAAGCCTTCAGCTTCAATGCGGGGCATCGCTTCCGCGAGTACGTCAAGCGCAACGGCCTGCGTAGCGTTTTCCGCGAGCTTGCCACCGTGGGTGCTGATGCGCGTCCACTTGCGCGAGCGCTGATCCACGCCTAAGAACGAGATCACGCCTAAGTCCTTGGTCTCGCCTAAGTCCTTGGTCTCGCCTAAGTCCTTGGTCTCGCGAATATCTCTAGCACCGGGGTAACAGAGGTATCGACCCGAAGGGAGTCGCATGCGTAGCCAAGAGCCTTGTCGGTCAAGGATTAGACGTCCGACTTTCACTATCTCGCCCTCGATCGCGCGCACGCATCCCTCCTCAAGGTTGAGCCAGAAAGCAGAGATCGCAGGATGCGATTGACGCCAACCGCGCTTGATCGCGTCAAGAGCGATGAACGTTTCTTTGCTCAATCCTCGCGTGGCTTTCTTCTCCAAGAACCAGTCGTAGGATGACTCAGCTTCACGCCAGAGGTCATCGGCGATGGCTCCGCGCACGTGGCGGGCGAGCTCGTCAAGGTCGATCCCGTAGGCGGAGGCGAACGTTTTGAACGCACCCACGCCACCGCGATATCCAAGAGCAAGCTCTTCGACCTTACCGATTTGACGCTGTTGCTTCGTCACCTCAGCGGGGTTCACGCCGAAGGTGCGCCCGTAGGTGAGCTTGTAGAGGTCGTGCCCCGCGCCCGCATCGGCTTGGCGGAAGGCTTCGAGTTTCCACTCTTCGCCCGCGAGCCACGCAAGAACGCGTCCTTCAATGTTCGAGAGGTCAGCGACGACAAGGTGCGAGCCTTCTGGTGCGCAGATCACGCTACGCAGTGCAGAGCTCATGAGTGCATTAGGTTCGGCAACGAGTTCGCTCCACCCTTCTTTGAGGGCAGGGATACCAAGGTTGATGATTTCTTGCTTCAACGTCGGGCGCGGTAAGTTTTGTGGCTGGAATGTACGGCCAGAAAAGCGACCTGTGCGGGACGCCCCACGGAACTGAAGGCAACCGCGCAAGCGGTGGTCACTATTGGTCGCAGCGATGAGCTTCTTATACTTCGAGACGCTCGCCTTAGCCGACGATAGACGCACGGTTAAGAGCTCCGAGACGACTGGCGGGAGATCCTCTTTTGCGAGGTTCTCTTTAATCGTTGTACGGCGCATATCTTTCAAGTCAACGGCATAGGTGTCGTTAAGGTAGCTCAGGAGTGCATCACGCTGGTTGGCTGAGGCAAGTTGCCCATCAGTGAGCTCACTCGTGCGAACGTCATTTTCATCACGGATCGTATTTGCAAGATCCACACAGGATTGAGCGAGTTCGACATCGATCAGCATGCCCCGATCGTTAATGCGTCGATCGATCGCGAAGAGCTGACGGTCATACTCGCGCCAGTTCCATCGGGGCAGCTTCTTCCAGATTTCGCGCATTGCTTCAACGTCAAGGCGCGCGTATTCTTTGAAGTGCGCCCAGTCCTCTGGGTCCGTCTCCGAGGTACAGCGACGACCGCGGTAGAGCTTGCAGAACTTTTGAATCAACTGACGACCGTGCTTGTCCTTAGCCTTGTCTTGAGGCACGTGAAGGATGTCGCAGAGACCTCCAAGAGAGCCAATCAATCCGTGGCTCAAAGCCATCACCATAGTGTCGTCGATGCGTTCAATCGGCATCGGAATGCGCAAGTTCTTGGCGTGCATCAGCACGGTGCGGTCGAAGTTCGCACCGTTATGCCAAACAAGGCGCACAGACGGATCGGTTAGGCCCTCGTGGAGCTCGTCAGGCATTGCCGCGCCTGAGGTCAAGTCCCACACTTTGGCGGGCTCATCGTCGACCGCGTAGGCGAAGATCAGCACTTCAACGTCTTCGCAGTAGGCGTAAGTCCCGTTGCGGATATCGATGTTGCTGTAGGTTTCAAGATCACAGAAGAGATTTTTCATTGGTTTGAGTTCCTGTGGTTAAGTCCTTAGCGGATAGCACCCACCCAGTTAGGCGGATGCTATCGACTCAGGACTTACCAGAGATCAGCAGCCGTCTCGGTCTCTTCTTTAGCTCCAGCGCTACTGCTCAGGTCCTCGAAGTCATCGGTCGTAGTGGAGGTGGCGCCAGTAAAAGCGTCGCCGTCACGGACAAATTGCACGCCTTTGAGCTCGGGGTAAATCCCGTCCTTGTGGTAGTAAAACTCCACAAGCGCGCGAACATAACACCCTGAGTAGGGCTTGCCGTCCGCTTCGGTGAGTGGCGTCTTGTCGGCGTCGACCACGAGGGGGCGTTTGTTGGCGCTAGCTTTTACAACAAAAAAAAGATTCCCATCATATTCAGGACCAGGCTCCTTGCCTTTGTTCACTCTGTCTTCGTTCCTCTTATCCCCATCACGAAGACAAAAAGACTTGGACCGGTGAAGCTCCGTGAGCTTGTCTTGTGCGCGAGAACCCCACGCGGCCTGCGCAATCTCCTTGATCGCCGAATGAACTTTAGCGATTTCAGGGTCCTTCTTCCCGTCAAAAATCAAAGTCAGCGAAAATTTCGCTGGAGCGTTGGGGTACTCCTTGTTGGTCGCGGGCGTCCAAATTGCGGGATAGGAAAGACGACCAGAAATAGTGATGCGTTTATTGGGTACTTTGTTTGCCATGATGTTGGCTCCTTCTTAAGAAACTAAAGATTCAAATGCATCCGCAGAAGTCATTACTGCAGGACGGTTATCAGATTCAGGCGCGATAGTTGGCGCGCCCTCGGGTTGCGTAATGTGCTCTTGGACTTTCTTCCAAGTGTCCTTATCGAGCACGGCCTTCTTTACTAAGCGCTCGGCTTGCGTGGGGGTGACGAGTTTCTTCGTGTAGATCTCGTCGCCCGCGTCCTTGAGCATTGCTTCGACCGCCTTCTCATCAGTCCACTTACGAGCGCCCTTGCGCCCTTGGACTAACTTGAAGCCCGGTACGGGCAAACCATGGTCGAGCATCTCGTAAGCGCGAGCACGTACGGCTGTGACCCAAGCTTCGACGCGGTCGAGCACAGCGAGCTTTTTCGCCATCGCTACGCCGTCGCCCATCACGACCTGTGGGAATACATCGACGGGCGCTGCGCCCACGTCAATGCCTGTCGCTTCAGTCGTACACCGCGCGAGCGCAGGGCAATCCGCCTTGGCTTTGCAGAACTTGCACCCCGAGCTTGTCGGCGTCAAGATCGCGAAGGGGATCGGTGCGCCAGCGTCAACGCTCTTTTTGAGCGTGATGACGCGCTCGGCGTTGTCAGCGTACTTGGTGCGAAGTGCTTCGAGCTCTTCGACCTTGTATTCCATTGACGAGACGTGCGAGAGGCGGGGCTGAAAGATCGTCACTTCCACGGTCTTGATGTCTTCAACGAGCGAGAACTCATCGAGCGCAGCAAGGGCGTAAATCGCGAGCTGGTCGTTATCCTCGGCGTCAACCTTGACGCCACGCCCGAACTTCAGATCGATGATCTTGAGCTGAGTCCCAACGATCGCCAAGCAGTCCGCCGTACCTTTAGCGTTGGGTTCGTGCGTGACCTGCGCGATACGAAGAGGGTGCTCGATGCGAAGTACTGCGGCACCTTCGGTGTTTTCGCGCACGAAGTCGACGTACTCTTGCACGTACTCCACGTTTTCCTCAGGCACAACCCCTGGCGCGGGTGCTTCGTTATGCTCGGGATCGAGCAAGTGCGCAGCAAGCGCGTGGGCGTCCGTACCCTCCTGCGCGAAGGAGGAGCTCTCGTCTGGGTAGAAGCTCTCGAACACTGGAGCACCGTTGCAATGCGTCCAACGATGTGCGGACGATGGTGAACAAAGCGAGTGAGCCATTAGAGGGCCTCCTTGAAAGCCTTGAGAAGATCGGGCAAGTCTTCGGTTTTGACGTCCCCAACGCGTTGCGCATCGAAGCGCGCGAGAATTGCCTTCGCCTGCGGCTTGTCCTTAGAGGAGAGAGCCTGTACGACCACGCGAAGTTCGTTCATGATCGCGTCCACGTCGACGGCGGGCTTTTCCGCAGGAGCCGCAACTTTCGTCTTGGAGGCACGAGCCTTGGGCTTGGCGGGTGCGTCTACCGGGGCCGCGGACTCTGGTGCCGCAGGAACGGGCGCGCCGTTAGTATGCGCACCGTTGAGTGAAGCGATTACCGCTTCAAGCTTTTCGACACGGGCGATCAGTGCGCCGAGGTCGCTGAGTGTGACTTTCATGAGTTCAGTCATGTTCTTTCTCCTTGTTATCAATTGATACCCAAGCAACTTTGTTGAGTTTGTGTAAAAAATCGGTGTGTTCGGGTACACCCTCCGCGATCGAGTAGGCTTGCGCCCAAGAATCCGCAACGATGGCTATCCCAAGTAATCGCTGTTTGATTAGCGCCCAGACAGCACGCCGGCAATCGCAATACGTGTCGAAAGACTGCGTCCCGGATGAGTCTTGATACCATCGGTAGCCGACGCCGATATCCGAGAGCCGTTGCTCGTAGCGCGCAAGAACTTCTTCTACCAGCAAGAGCTCTACCGGCTCATTGGTGACCCGTCGCCACACGATGCGTTGCCCCGGGCGAATACGTCTAAGTTCGTCGTTACTCATTTGTTGTTTTCCTCTTCAAATAGTTGTCGTAGATCTTTCTTTTCAGACATGGATAGTCTCCAAAGGAGTTGCGGGGGAAAGACCCCCACGAGTAATTAGCTGTGGGTTTTCGCCTGTACACTGGCGACAAGTGTGAGGAAGAACGCGCGCGTTTCAGCTCGTAAGGTCTGGAGCGCAGCGAGAGGATGCTCTCTTGTAGCGCAGAGGTTGTATCGATTCGTGCGCGCCCCGCGGATCACGAGAGGCTCGGTGCGAGATTTACGATGCAACGTGTTCCAGCGGTCGCGCTGGAGGTACTCGACGTCTGCGAAATAGTTCGTATCGTCGAGGTAACGGAGCGCATTCATGTCGCCGATGGCTCGGAAGTACAAGCGCAAGTAGTTGCGGAAATAGATGGAATCGCTCTTTGCGGTCCACGTTCCGTCGTTGTTAGCCACGAAGTTGACCGGGTGGCTAAAAGGCGACGTGATGAATTGACCAAGGCCAAAGAAGACGCCAAGTTGCACTGTGACGCGAGCGGTCTCGTCAATTCTTGGCAAAGAGATGATGTCGGCGTAGCCGCTGCGGATGGCAGGCATAAAGGCCTGTTTGAAGGTTTCAGAGCGGGCGGTACTGTAGGTCATAGCGGTTTCTCGTTTTCTCGTGTTATCGGATTCTTCTGCTACAACTTTTGATCAGCAAAAATTGTAGTAGTTGGATTTATTTCACGAACACAATTTACAACGAAAACAATTATCCGTCAATGCTAGTTGTATTAATTGTACTTACTATGTCATTTTTGTTTGATTAAAATCAAAGTTTTTGTTTGATTTTGAGACGGTACAGGCAACAAAAAAGCCCGAGGGGGTTAGCCTCGGGCCGTTGTGTTTGTGCTGGATCTAATTAAACGTCACGGATCAGTTGGACTACGCGGCCGTAGACGCGTATGCTGTCGCATTCTTCGCCCGTGTAGGTCTCATCAGGGTAGTCAGGGTTGTCGGATCGCACGATAACCCCATTCTTTGTTTTACTCAGACGCTTGATCTTCATATCGTTGCCAATGCTAATCGCGTAGATACGCCCATCCACGATGGGGTACGCCCCTAAACGGCTATCGGGGTACTCTTCAAAAAGGAATTCGTCGCCGTCCAGAAAGGTGGGGAACATCGAGTCGCCCGTGACCTCGGCGATGCGAGCGCGCCCCGGCTTAACGCCGAGCTTACGCAACTCTTCAGAGGTATAGCTACGCGCGGTACCTTTGGCCTCGACCCACTCGGGGGCTTGGTCTTTAGTCCCCGCGGTAAAGCGGAGCGTGTACTTGTAGACAGGGATAAGCTCTGCGCCTTTCGGCAACTCACCACCGATCACCACAGCCTCATTGCTATCGAAGGGCTTATCGAGTGCGACGGGGTAGCCACCCTCTACGCCATCTAGTAGCCAGTCCACTGGGACGTGGAAATGATTCGCTACTCGTAGCGCGGTAGTGTGTCTTGGGGTGTTTCGTCCTGACGTCCATGCCTGTACTGCTTGCGGTGTAAGGCCTAATGCTTCCGCGAGATCAGTTTGGGAGAGACCGTCTCTAGCCAGCAGTCTATTTAATCGTTTGGCAAAAGTCATCATTGCGACCTCCGTGGGTTACGTAGTCGTGTTACGTTCGTGCGTTATGCCTGCCGCCTACGGTACACCAAAATGCCAACTTTAATCAAACAAAAAAGTTGAATTTATTGTTTGCCTACAACGGTTGTAATGGCTACAATGTAGTTGTAATTATTTCAATTATTGTTTTTGAGGTGAATAATGAAGCAACTTGCTCTAAACCCCATAGAGTTGGCGACGTCTACGCTTCGGTGTAGCCAGGCCCAACTCGCCGATAAGATCGGGGTCTCGCGTTACGTCATCTACACGTGGAAAGCGCGATGCGCCGTCCCGACTAAGTACTTGCGTAAGGTGTGTGAGGTGACGGGCTTGCCTCCGCATCTATTGAACTCGAAAGTGCCCGCTTTCGGCGTGGCACCCGCGCATGAGGAGGACAACCATGACTGATAAAGAAAAAAGACTCGTTGCCAATACGACAACGAGCCCATACAACCTACAGGATCACAGTATCCGCACGCTTGGGCGTCCGTTACTGGATCACGGTTACATTATAACCCCAATTCGCGAAAATTCCAAGGCTCCACTGCTGAAAAATTGGACGTCGAAGCGCCTCAGCGCTGAGGACTGCGAAGCCTATGGTGACGCCAACGGTGTCGGCATCGTGTGCGGTCAAGGGGCGCACCCCGTGATCGGTATCGATATCGACACGTTCGACGAGAGCATCAATACCGCGCTTGCTGACTTCGTAGAAGTGCACTTCGGCCCGTGCCCCGTCCGTCAAGGTAAACCGCCAAAGACGCTTCTCGTGGCGCGCACCGAAGAGAGCAACCTCCCGAAGATGACGAGCGCCTACTACACCAAGCCCGGTGAATCGCGCAAGCACCGATTGGAGATCCTCTCCAAGGGTCAGCAGTTCGTCGCCCACGGCATCCATCCCGACACGCGCGCGCCCTATCAGTGGCTCGGGTGGCAAGGCCCGCTTGAAGCGTGGAAGGTCGAGCACCTACCGCTCCTTTCGGTTGAAGACATCAAGACCATCCTCACCGAATACCATCGGCTTATGGTTGCCAAGGGCTACGAGGTCGTGAGCGACTCGCAAGCCTCCAGCCCACGCGCACCGATGAGTGACCTAGAGGCGCTCGATGCGATGCAACCGCTCGACGGGTACACGCTCGATGACGCCAAAGCTGATCTCGAATGCATCAGCGCGGACGATTACGATCAGTGGCTCAAGGTAGGCATGGCTTTGCACCATCAGTTCGGGGGCGATATGGAGGCATTCAACGTCTTCCTTGAATGGAGCGAGACGTCAGAGAACTTCGCCTCCGAAGAACAGTGCCTCGCTAAGTGGGAGTCCTTCGGACAGTCCCGAGCATCGGGGGCGCGAGTCGTCACAATGCGCAGCGTCATTAAGCTCGCGAACGCAAGCCGCGATAAGGTGCGCCGTGAGCGCGAAACTGAAGATGCTAAGTACAAGATCGAGGCGATCAAACTCGCCACCTCAGTTCCAGAAGTGAAGGCGATTCTCGAGCGCGCGGATATCAACATCCCTGAGTTACGTGCTGACCTCACGCATCATGCGTGGGCCAAGCTCATCATGCTTACAGGGGTGGACAACTGGCGCTACATCGACATCGTGAAGATGACGCCACCGATGAAGTTCGCGTCCTATCCGCTCACTGAGTTCGGCAACGCGAACCGCATGCTCGATAAGTACTACCGTCACTTGATGTACGTGTGCGATCGCGACGAGTGGTTTGAGTGGCGCTGCACCCACTGGTCCCGGGTGAGCACGAAGACGGTTCAGCGCTACGCGACTGAAGCCGTGAAGGACTATTCCGCATCAATCGATGAAGCAAGTAACGCCGAAGAGAAGAAGTTCGCGAAGGCAAGCCAGACGGAAAAGATGGTCAACAACATGGTGAAGTTGCTCTCGCACGAGCCTTCGGTCGCGCGCATGAGCGACGAGCTTGACGCGGGCGAAAACCTCTTCGCGTGCGCCAATGCCGTGATCAACCTCGAGACGGGCGAGGTGATGCCGCCCGTGGCTGAGATGAACATCACGCGCTTTAGCCAGGTTGAGTATGACCCCGATGCGAAGTGCCCGCTGTGGGAAGAGACGCTCAATGACGTGTTCTGTGGTGACAAGGAACTCGTGGCGTTCTTTGGGCGCGTGATTGGTTACATGCTCCTTGGTAACCCGAAAGAAGACGTGGTGATCATCCCATACGGAAGTGGCGCCAACGGTAAGAGTACGGTCATGAATATCGTGCGCGAGCTGATGGGCGAGTATGGGCTCGTGACTTCGGCTGATGTGTTCATGGCGAACAAGGGCGCGAGCAGTAGCGGTGGGCCAAACGAAGCGCTCTTGCGATTCCAAGGTCGCCGATTCATCTACGCACAAGAGATGAACGAAGACAGCGTCCTCCAAGAAGGCTTGATCAAAGCCATGACGGGTGGCGAGCCGATCGTCGCGCGCGGGCTATACATGAGAGCTTCGCTCCAGTTCTCGCCCACGTGGGTGATCTTCATGCCGACCAACCACAGACCGATTATTAAGGGTCAGGACTACGCTATTTGGCGACGTATTATCCCGATTCCTTTTGAGGCGACGTTCGAGGGCAAGAGCAAAGACCCAGACCGCATTGAGAAGCTCCGCAAAGAGTTACCCGGTATTTTGAACTGGGCGTTGAAGCACGTGCAGGTCTACAAGCGTGAAGGGCTTAACCCACCAAAGAAGGTGCTTGACGCACGCGAAGAGTACCGCTCTGAGATGGACGTGGCGGGTGAGTGGTTAGAGGCGTGTTGCGAGTTCGGCGCTGAGTACAGTGTGTCGACGCAGGAGCTTTATGCGTCGTGGCAACGATTCTCTTTCGATCGTGGCGAGACGGGCTTCATCAATAGCGCGCGTAAGCTCGGGCGTATGTTGGCGGGTAAGGGCTTAAAGCCTTGCCGAGATGCGGGGGGTGTGCGCGGCGCCCGAGGTTTCAGGGGCATCCGACTTAGAGCCGTCGACCTCACAGCGGGGTTCGACGACGTCTCTAAGGCGTAGGGTTTGTGTCATTGTGTCAGAACGTGTCATTAGCTTTTTGGCTAATGACGCGTTGGCGTAGCCTGTGGGAGTAGGGGTTTATAGTTTTTGTGTCATTGTGTCGTTACTTTTTTAATTCTATACATTAAAGAAAAAAATATAAAGAGATATAGGGATAGAGGGGTAGAACGTATACGCGCATATATAAAAGACTTTTTTTCGAGTCAAGTAATGACACAAAGAGGTAGCAAATTGCCCCGAAACGGCTGTGCCAGTGGGAAAAGGACTTGTGTCAAAACTTTTTCAAGTAATGACACAAACGAGGAGAAATGACCGATAGTGGCCAACGATTAACGTAAATTGAGGAGGTGTTCATAGTGAACGACGACAAGAAAGTGGAGCAGAAGACTTGGGAGCACAACGTGCTGCCCTATTTCGCACAGGAAATACTGCGTAACGCAGTCTTGGTGGCAAAAGACCGCAACGGCATCGAGCGCATGGCGGTACTGGATCGCGCGATCGAGAGAGTGCGATTTCTATATCCGGGATACTTTCGATGAGACTATTGCTAAACGAGAAAGGGCTACGGATCGGCGAGAGCCACGCCAACGCTCGGTACACCGATCACGAGGTGGAACTTATGCGCGAACTTCATGAAGCTGGGATGACGGCCAAAGAGATCGCAGAGAAGTTTGACGCGCCATCGAGTACCGTTCGCGCCATTGTCGTTGGACGCGCGCGTATACAGATTCCATTTGAAATTAGGGAGGTGAAAGATGACCCAAAAGAAAACGGTTAAAAAAGCCATTGCGAAGGCGTCGCAAAAGTTGAACGCGCGACAAGAACTTTTCGCGCAGTACTACGTCAAAGTGCTCAATGCAGAGAAGGCCGCCAAGCTCGCTGGCTATAGCGAGAAAAATGCTCGTTGTCAGGCATCTCAAGTTCTTAACAACCCCAAGGTGCGCGAGCGTATCGAGGAATTACGCACTGCGCAGCTCAAACCCGTGCACTTAGATGCGAATCGCGTGCTCGGGATGATTCTGGACGTGTTCGAGACCTCGTCGCAGAAAGTGAAGACGGGCGCGGAGTCGCCCGATGGGTCTTCCGTGGTCGGGATGCTCGACCCAAAGAACGCAGTGCGTAGCGTGGACATGCTGGCGCGCCACGTGGCGCTCTACAAGGACTCGCTCACGATTAACACGAACGCCGAGGCCGCGAAAATGCTCTCCGCAGCATACGCCCGAGTTGAGGGTCTCAGCATCGAAAACGACAGCTCAGAAAATAACGAGACTTGATTGGAAGTGCTTTTTAGGCGTTTACACGCATTTACTACACCTCAATGTACACCTATACGAAGAAATGGTGTAAACTTCACTATGACGCTAAAAACGGTTCTTAACATCCTTTACCGACATAAGCGTCCTCTTTTAATGGCATCCTCAACTCGGCTTAGGTTTATCTTCCTTACCTAAGTCGAGTTGGGCGATCCTTGTACCGAATTCAAGAGATTCCCCGGTTTAGCCACGCGAGCGAGGGGCTGCGAAAGGGCACGGGGTTCAGAAGTCCTGAGGGAGTCTCGCGCTCACGTTGGTTAGTCTCCAGTGATGAGCGCGAGACGACCTTTTCGATTCGACCAAAGCGATGCGCCACCGGCATTGGGTTCTCCAAAGGAAAGTGGTGAGATAAAGGTCTAACAGGGGCGCATCGCAACTTTTCTACAAAGGGCATGACCAACACAGAAGATCCCGACATTGCCATGGCGCGCTTCATCGCGCAATTCCGTAACGATCCGCTAGGGTTCGTGATGGCGGTGTACCCTTGGGACTCTGACTCAGGTCTTCAGCTCGTCCGACTACCTCCAAAATATCGATCCCGTTTTCCCCGCTGTGAGTATGGCCCAGACTTGTGGGCGTGCGAGTTCCTAGATGAGCTAGGTCGCAGGTGCCGCGAAAATCGATTCGACGGCGTCAACGCTGTACCCGCTACGCGCATGGCGGTTGCATCGGGCCACGGGACGGGGAAGTCGTCAATGACGGCGTGGCTCGTGCACTGGATCATGAGTACGCGTGCGAATTGTCACGGAACTGTGACGGCGAACACCGCCAATCAGCTCGCCTCGAAGACGTGGGCGAGCGTCACCGCGTGGGTCAAGCGCAGTATCAACGCGAACTGGTTCACGATCAACACGAACAAGGGCAACCTGAAGATGACGTGCAAGTTCGCGCCTGAAGACTGGTTCGTCACGGGTCAGACCTGCCGTAAAGAGGATGCCGAAAGCTTCGCAGGTCAGCACGCCGCAAACTCTTCCTCGTTCTACATCTTCGACGAAGCCTCTTCGATTCCCAACGAGATTTGGGAGGTCGCAGAAGGTGGGCTCACGGACGGTGAGCCGTTCCTCTTTGCCTTTGGCAACCCTACGCGTAACTCTGGTCGTTTCTACGACTGCTTCAAGAAAGACTCCTCGCTCTTCTCTACGCACCGCGTCGACTCTCGTGAATGCCAGATCACGAACAAAGAGACGATCGCACGTTGGGAGAAAGAGTACGGCGAAGATTCTGACTTCTTCCGCGTACGCGTCAAGGGTGAGTTCCCGAACGTCTCGAGCACGCAGTTCATTCCGACAGGTCTCGTTGAAGAGGCGATGTCGCGCGACGATCCGCCATACGATCCGCGCCTCGATACGCAAGCGATTATGGGCGTGGACGTGGCGCGCTTTGGTGATGACGATACGGTGATCGTGGTGCGCGTTGGCAAGACGATTCCGATTCGCAAGCGATTCCACGGGCTCGATGGGTTCGAGATTTATCAGCAAGTCGCAGCGCTCGTCAACCACTGCTACGAAGAGCTCCACATGGGCGAAGTCTACGTCAACGTGGACGCGGGTGGCGTGGGCGCGTCGCCCATTGACTTCCTCAACCGCAATGGCTTTGGCGATCTTGTCTTTGGCGTGAACTTCGGCGGCAAGGCAGACGACCCAATGACCTACTACAACAAGCGCGTGGAGATGTGGGGCGGTGCGCGTGACTGGCTCAAGACCGCGTCGTTACCGAAGGACGCCGACCTACTCGAAGAGCTCACCGCGCCAGAGTACCGCTATACGCCCTCGGGTCAGCTTCAGCTCGAAGCGAAAGACGACATCAAGGCCCGCATAGGCCGCTCACCTGACGAAGCGGATGCGATTGCGCTCACCTTTGCGCGACGCATTCTATCGCCCGAGGCGCGTAAGCGCGCCCGTCCTTATCGCTCGCTCAATCCAATGAGCGGGTATCGCTATGCAAACCCCGACACGCAACCGACAAGGAGATGGTGATGCTGACTTTCAAAGAGACGACCGCGCGCGAATTCTTCGCGGAGAAGCAGTGCATCGAGATGCTCGAAGGCTACAGACAAGAGGCTAGCGACACCGTCTTCCACGACACCGAGCCCGACAAAGAGTATTACGAAGCACTAGAAGAATTGGGCGCGATTAGTGTCGTCGTCGCATGGCGAGACAATAAGCCCATAGGGTTCGTGGCCGTGCTCAAGCAAAACCTACCGCACTTCGCAGGTGTTCCGACAGCGGTCGTAGAAAGCTTTTACGTGCGTTCTGACGCACGCAAGGGTACGGGTGCGGGGATTGGTCTATGGAACTGCGCGAAAGCGATAGCGAGCTCCTACGGCGCTCGTAGGCTATCAGCAACAGCGATGGTCGGTAGTCGCGCGGAGAAGTTTCTCTCTTACGTGGCCCGACACACTGGCTCGATTTATGGGGTTGACTTATGAACGAATTAACTGCGCGCGGTGCCTCGCACCTGCCTGTGAACACGGACGAAGAGAGGGCTAGCCTTCGCGCATTGCACGAGTTGATCGATACGATGCCCCAGACGCGGGCTGAGATCAAGGAGTTGCTCTATGCGGGCATGTACGTACGCGTTGCCGCGATCCCTGCGGATCAAGTGGTGATGGGGTGCGAGCTCAAAGTGCCGACGACGCTGACCGTGGTCGGTGATTGTGACGTAACGCTTGGGGGCAAAGCTGTCCCCGTTATCGGTTACGCCGTGTTTTCTGGGGAGGTCGGTCGCAAGACTGCGTTCTTGACCCACAGCCCTATCGTGC